CCTGAAAGATAACCAACAGCAGTATTAAAGCCATCTGCACCTGCGTTAAGTGTTTTTAAAGATTGATAACCAATAGCTACGTTGTCTCCATTACCATCTTCTGTAGCTAGTGCTTCATAACCAACAGCCGTATTGTTAGCTCCACCTGCAAGTGCAACACCTGCAGAAGCACCTACTATAACGTTTTTAACACCAGTGGTAACTGCAGTACCTGCTTGATAGCCAACTGCTACATTTAAACCAGATGCACCTGCATTTTGTGTTTTAAGTGCTTGATATCCGATAGCAACACTTTCACCATTAGCATCTTCTGTTGATAAAGCTTCGTGACCAATGGCTATGTTTTTACCACCAGTAGTCAAGGCATCACCTGCAGATGAACCTATAGCGATATTGTGATCACCTGTTGTAAGTGCAGTTAGTGCAGCATTACCTAAAGCAATGTTATCTCCACCGGGGCTTGAGCCATCTAAGCTATCTAATGCAGTTAAACCAAATGCTATATTTCTAGAACCAGTGGGAAAGTTACCGTCTAATCTAATAGTAGCATCTGTTCCTTCATCATCAAAAACTGTTAATCCATGAGTAGTAATTGAACCATCAAAAAATCCATCTTTATACATCAAAGATGATGTACCTAAGTCTACAGTATTATCTGTCTTAGGACGTAAAAGTGCTGCCGTAATAACAATATCTTGAGAAGGTCCGAGTACTTCTATCGGAGCACCTTCTGCAGATGTGCCATCATGTGTGTGACCAGAAGAAGAATTAAACGCTGACTGTACTGCGTCAAACTCACCATCTAAGTCGGAAGCATTAATAACATTACCATCAGCAATGTTATTTCCTGTATCGTTTCTAGTGTAACCTGTTCCCATAATTTTTTACCTTCTTGTATTTGTTCCGTACTCTAATGTGATAGCATCTAAAGAAAATGGTGGATCAGTGCTATCAGATGTAAATTGTAAAGATACGACAAAACCTGATCCTATTACTTGTGATTCAAAAAGTGTTTTTAATTTACTTCCATAAGTATCTGTGCCAAAAACTGAAGTTCCATAAAATGATGCAGCAGAAGTTGCATTACTTAAACTAATTTGTTCTGGTTGTATACTTCCTTCATTATCAAAATCTAATTTTAAATTTGAGTTTAATGCAACACTTCCTTTTGCATCAGTATATATATTCATTTTATAAAATGTTTTTCTAATTCTTGGATCATTCATTGGTAAAAATGGAGTAGAAAAATCAGTTTGAATATTTGCTCCATCAAAACTATTACCATCTTCCATTTTATATAAGTAGCCATCATCGTCTGCAAATACTATTGTTTCTGTATTTTGATAAAATCTACTGTCTGCTACGTAGGCTCTAATACCCCTTAAATTTCCCCAAGACATTCCTTGACCACCTTGAGCTTCAAATTGAGTTCCTAATATACCCATTGAAGAGCCTTGAGTAATATTAGCATTGTATCCAAGTATTCTATATTGAGATTTTTCTCTTATAACAACACTAGCAAAAGAAGTGTTTCTAGTTACAAAATCTGTAACTTCTTTTTGTATTGGTTTAGATACAACTGCTAACCCAAAATCACCTATTCTATCTGTTGCACTTAAAAGTCTTAAACCATCTGGTGCAAGAAACATTATGTCTCCACCAACTTCTTGTATAGTATCTGGATTAGTGCAGCCAATATCCAGTGTAATAGATTGTAGTGTAAAATCTCCAACACTGTTACCAGTTAATTGAAATATAGATGACTCTGTAAATATTATTAACTGTTGTCTAAATACTATTAATCCAGTTATATCAGCACCGACACTGATTACACCTGAACCATTAGCTGCTGTAAAATCATTATCTGTATATGGTGCAGTAAAAGTTAATAGATTATCTTTACCAAAAAATAAATGATTTTTAAAGTTGACTACAAAATCTGCACCTGTTACATCTGTAGGTGCATCAATAAGTTTTGTAAATGTACTTGTTTGTGTAAATGTAGCAGGTACATTTTGACCATCTACAATAGCTATTTTTTCTGTTCCATCATAGTTATATCTAGAAAATCTAGTTTTACTAGCACTTTCTCTTGATGTACTTAAAAAAGTTACAGCAGCATTATCTGCAGGTGCGCTTGCTAAAGCAGGTGCTATTGCTAATGTTGCACCACCAGAGCTTACACTTGCATTAGATGTAACAGTGTATATCTTATCTATACCTGCAACTTTAAACACATCACCTGCTTGAGGTGTATCTGTAAGACCATCTACTACAAGACTTGTACCACTTTGTGATCCACCATTTACTAAAACAATTCCATAAGAAGGAACATTTAAAAGAGTATAGCCTGAACCTGTAGTTTTGAATAGGTCATTATTTTTAGCAACAATAACACTATCTAAAAATACACCACAACCTAATGCTAAGTAATTATTAGTAGTAGAAACAAACTCTAAAGAGTCATCGTTTGATGGCGAAGTAAGAAGACTAGAAGTTAAAGTTAAAGTAGCAGTTCTATTTGTACTATTAAAACTAACACCACCACTTGCAATAGTATATACTTTACTAAAAGTTAATGCTGTATTATTAGCTAATGTTTGTGCATCAGAAAGCACAATATTATTTTGATCTGATACTGAAGCTACTGTTACTGTTCCTGAAATACCAGTACCTGTAACTGTCATACCTGCAACAATAGTACCAGAGTTACCATCTAATACAAGTGCAGTAGCATTACTAGTAGCACCATTTACATTTGCTGTAGCATGTATAAGTTTAAATGTATCAGCAGCAACTGGAGTTGTTCTTATATTAGCTATATTAAGGCTTGTACCAGTTTGACTCGCACCAGTTACTACAGGAGAACCATAAGGTGGTATTAAGTTACTGTCGTACTTAGTATAACCCTCTATTCTACGATAACCACCTTCAACAGAAGGTTCAAAGTTTCTAAGAGTTCTTGCAGATCCCGGCATATTAATACCTTGCTGCAAAGGACTCATATTACTAATAAGCCCACCCCTGAACTCTACAGGATATGTTTGGTGAGTTGTAGGCATTTATTAAGAAACTCTAGCGTTTGTTTGAACTGTAGTATTTACAACAGTTGATCTAAGATAATCATAACGGTTAATATACAAACTTCTCATCTGTTTTATTTCTTGTTCAAATCTACCTTGCATCATTGCGGCTTCTTGACTTTCACCTCTAAATAAATAAGTAAAGTGCATAGCACCATTTACAATTACATATCTAAATTGTTCAGGAATACTTGGAACATCTGTAGCATTTATTAAATCGACAGGTAATCTATAGTATTCATAAACTAATTCATAAGCTTTATCTGGTGCGCTAACTAAACCAAACTCTGAACTAGGCGCTTTAAAAACAAGAGTTGGACATGCTCTTAAAGACGTTGAGGTATTATACTCTACATCTGCATAACTGTCAAGGTATTCTTCATAAGTTAGTATATTTAATTTTTTAGTTTCGTTACCTAATGTATCATTTCTTTTTATTCTAAAGCTGTTCATATTTAAAATTTTAGTGTCGGCAGGAAATGCATACCTTACAATTCCGGGAGTAAGAGTTTCTTCTTCTGTAACATGGTTGTAAGGCCATTCAAATTCATGTTGATTAATAAAACGAATAGATGCATTAACAGCATCTTTAACCATACTATATGCACCAACTGCATTAAGAAAATTTGAAGAAGTTAATTCAACTTCATTAAGTCTACGGTTTACATCATTAACAAGTCCAAGAAAATTATATGCCATTTACCGTTCCTTCAATCTTATTTTAATACTTCTTTCTGCTGTACTGCCAGTATTATCAGTCATTTGACAAAAAAAAGTATACTCAACATTATTTTGTCCACCACCAATATTTATAGTAGCAACAGTATTTGTATTTGTTTGTGCAACATTTTGTAAACTATCAGTTGTTGCACTACTTGAAGCTGTTGTTAAAGTTTGACCGGGATCTATTCTTGTTTTAGTATTATATAATGAAGACTTTACAAACCATATTACTGAAGTAATAATTGCAGTATCAAGAAATCTTGACCAATCTACACTATAATCTAACGTTTCATCTGGGTCTTTACTAGGCCAACGAAAACTCATATGTTAATCCTCATTTGCGTAAACAACTCTATCTTCTGATGTAGGTTTACGAGCAATATATACTTTTCTTAATTCTGCTATAACTAAAGATGTTCTTGCACCATTAGTTGGTCCATTTACTACATTTGTAGACAGTGTTCCAACAGAGTTTGTAGATGTTACACCAGTTAATGTTTGACTAGGCATTACGCTGCTCTTTCAGGTAAATTAACGGTTCTTCTTTTATTGTACAAATGTTTTACTGCATTGTAGTCAAACACTATTGCTGTTACATTTGATCTAGCAAAACCTATATCTCCTGTTAAACTTACTGAAGTTATAGCTGTACTAGTGTGTGTTGTAATTGTACCTAAAGAAGTTGTACCCTGTACACTACCTAGTTTTTCATCAGTTTTAGCTTCTATACTGCCTAGTTCTAATGTACCACTAACACCAGTAAGTGAAGTAGAAAAACTTACAACTGGTTGTACTGCATTTATAGCACCTGTTGCAGATACACTAGCTAGTTTTTCACTAATGTCTATTTCAAAACCACCTGCTGAAACAGACTCTACTGCACCTGTACCTGACACACCTGTTAGTGAAGTCGATACACCAGCACCAACAGTAGCTATACTACCTGTTGATGATGCTCCACTAAGACTATGTGTATTACTAAATTTAAAAGATGCATTTATAGCACCTGTTGCAGATACACCTGTTATGTTCGGTGCTATGTTTGGAGATATTGTTCCGATTGTACCTGCAGCACTTACACTACCAAGTCTTTCAGATATATCTATTTCAAAACCGTTAATTGCAACGGGTTGAATAGCACCTGTACCTGCAACTCCAGAAAGAGTTCTTGATATATTTACTGCACCAAAACTAGATGCACCATATACACCAACACCATACTTAGCTGAAGCTGCTACGACTGCCATAATTTATCTCTTAGGCAATACGTATTACTGCAGTGCTTGTTCCTACTGCAGGAAACTCAATAGTTAAATCACCTGCTGTAGCACTAACTGTACCACCAAAATCAATTACACAAATAGCTTTGTTTGATGCAGAAGAATTATATATAATACAACCATCTGCTGAAGTTGTTACATTTGAAAATACTTCATCTGCAAAGTCTACCATTGCAGTAGTTCCAGACGTAGTAATAGCAGGACTATCTAGGTTTTGACCACCTGCAGAATAGTTAGTGCCACTAGCTTCGTCAGAATTACCTGTAACATCTGAGTAATTAGTTGTTGCTGCACCATATGTACCAGACATAGATGATTTAATTAATGCTAATTTTATAGTGTGTGTATCCAAATCATGGATACCACCAAGAAGTTCTGCTTTAAAACTTGTACACATTGCTGTTGTAATAGCCATGTTTGAATCCTTTTTATTTAAAAGTCTACACAGTATTCCATTTTAGTTATTTTTAATACTGCATCTTTATCTTGCCAAGTTGGAACATAAACACATTCTATTTGTTTATATCCATTTTCTTTAGCGTAGTTAAATCTATTGTTTCCTATAGCACAACGATACTTTAAATTTATGTCTATAAGTTTGTTAGGGTCTTGTCTATGTGGTTGCTCTTGACAATAAACTAAAAAAGTTTCTTGTGTCCAAACTATAGGAGGCCAAAGCATTCCATTATTATCTAGTGATTTCTTTATAGCAGCTAAAAAGTTTCTATCTAATAAGGCAGCTTCATCCATTTGTGAATACACTTCACTTATGTTGAATACCCTAACATCCCAATCAGATAATTTATTCTTAGCTTTAAGTATCATTTAGATGTTCTAAAGGGGCCACTCAAAAAGCAGCCCCTAAAGTTATTTTATGCTAGTAGATCACGATCTACTTCAGCAGCAGAGCCAGACTGTGAGACATCATCCATCATTACGCATACAGCGTATACACGAATAATACCACCAGTTATAGTTCCACCTGACGCATGAATTTC